CTTTTGACTTTACCTCTAGAGTTTACACTGGTACAGGTTCATCATACTCTAACTTTGGTAAACCAGCTTCTAACGTTCAGTCAGACCTTGAGTACTATTTACCAAAACGTGCATCTATCTTCATGGATGATAGAGGTAATATTATTGTAAGAGAAGGGGCGTCTTCTGAAAGACCTCGGTTACCAACTCCTGTTGATAATGCAATGAAACTTGCAGACCTTTCTTTACCCGCATTTACGTTCAAACCACAAGATGTACTTTTGACCAGAGAAAGAACTCAAAGATTTACGATGCGTGACATTGGTAGAATTGAACAAAGACTTACTAATGTTGAAAGAGTTACCACACTTTCATTACTTGAGAAAGATGCACAGTCTTTTGAGGTCACTGATGCAAATGGATTAAACAGATTTAAGTCTGGTTTCATCGTTGACCCATTCCGTGGACACTCTGTTGGTGATTCTAGACATCCAGACTACAGAAATTCTATGGATACGCAACTCGGTGAGTTACGTCCAGTTCATAAGACAAAGGGTATTGATCTTCTTGAACAGGCAACAACTGATAGTGCAAGAACTACTGCTGGTTATCAGAAGACAGGCGATCTACTTACACTTCCTTATACAGAGGTAGTTCTCACAGAGCAACCTTTTGCAACGAGTGTTGAGAGGGTTACACCATTTCTAACTGCTTCATGGCAGGGTACAATAGAACTTGACCCAGACCAAGACTCTTGGTTTGAGACAGAGGTTGCACCAGAACTTGTTATCAATGTCGAAGGTAACTTTGATGCAGTTGTGAATGCAAACAGAAACCAGTTAGGAACTGTTTGGAATGCATGGCAGGATACTTGGAGTGGTCGAATTAATACTACCAGAACGCCATGGGACTGGACCGAAGGTAACAAGGACTTCGGCGTTACCGTTCGCACAGTTGAAACCGGCACTTCAAGAAGAAGTGGAACAAGAACGTTTGTTGAAGAATCTGTTGAAAGAGAGAGTCAGGGTTTCAGAACAATTTCTAGAGTTGCAATTCCTGTTGTTCGTGCAAGGAATATTCGATTTGACGTTTTGGGAATGAAACCCTTTAGTAGAATATATGGTTTTTTTGATGGTGTGTCAATAAGTTCATATATTACACCAGATGCAGATTCAACCACAGACTCAACACCCGCTGCAGGAAGTCCATTGATTGTTAAGGCAAATAGTCAATGTGGTGGTACATTTGCAATTCCAGACCCAAAAATTTCTGGTAACCCACAGTTCTCAACAGGAACTATCCCGTTTATATTAACATCAAGTTCAACGAATGAAAGAAATACTGATACTAGAGGAACAACTTTCTATTTTGCTGAAGGCGTTCTTGAAACAAATCAAGAAACTATTATTGCAACTCGTAATGGTAGACTTGCCCGTGAAAATGTGAGTCAATCAAGAGCAATTGAACGAGCTCATGAGATCATCACCGACGGCGGCGACGGCGACGGCGACGGTATGGATGATCCTCTTGCACAAACATTTATTATTGCAGATGAAGATAAACAATTTATATCTGATGCTGTTGGATCAGATGAAGATGCTGGTAGATTTGTTACATCTATTGACCTATTCTTTTCTGCAAAATCAGAAACATTACCAATTATGGTTGAAATTAGAAACGTTGTAAATGGTTATCCGGGCCCAAGAGTTGTGCCATTTAGTAGAGTTACGTTACAACCGTCTCAAGTCAATACCTCTTCTGATGGTAAGACTGCAACAACATTTAATTTCCCATCACCTGTATATCTTAAATCTATGGCTGAGTATTGTTTTGTTGTTCAAGCCTCGACCACAGATTATCTTGCATGGATTTCTGATTTGGGTCAAGAAGATTCAGATGGTAATCTTGTTTCAGAACAACCACATGTTGGTGTTCTTTTCAAGGGACATAATAATAGGACTTGGGCTCCAGCACCGTCACAAGATATGAAGTTTACTCTTCGTGCTGCAGAATTTGATACAAGTGCTAATGGTGCAGTCACTCTTACTAATGATGCAGTACCAACACTTACTCTTGGTAAAAATCCATTGGTGATGACAAATAGTAGTACCACTCTAAAGGTAAATCACTTTGATAACCAGATGCACTCTACATCAAATAATGTGACGATTAGTGGTGTGGTGTCTGGTGCGGAGACTACACTGAATGGTGCTATTGCAAGTGATGCAACTGCAATCACACTAACCTCTGGTACAAACTTTGATGATACCACAGGTAAGTATGCACCAACTGCATCTGGTAGTATCTACTACATCAAGATTGATGACGAGATTATTTCTTACACCTCAATCACAGGTAATAATATTACTGGTGCAACAAGAGGTGTTGGTGGAACAACTGCTGCAGCTCACTCAAATGGTGCAACAGTAGAATTGTACATGTTACACAAAGTTCCATTTACAGAAATCAATAAAACACATACTGCGATTGCAAATCCATCTACGGATTACTACACAATTTCTCTTTCAACAACACCAGTTGTTGCAAGTAGTGGTGACTCTACATTTGGTGGAAGTTCTGTGACTGCAACAGAAAATGCAATGTATGATGTGAGTAGTACAATCATTGGAACTCTCATTCCACCAGAGTGTGATATTGTTTCAAAGATTAGACCTACCACCGCAACAAGTTCTAGTGGTTCTCAAACTTCATTCACACAGTCTACTCTTGCTAATGCAGAGACAATTCCATTGAATGATAACTACTACTATGAAGAACCATATATGGTTGCCTCTGAGATTAACGAGACAAACGAACTGTCTGGTAGTAAGTCTTTGATTATGCCATTGACACTCTCTTCAACAAATAGTAATGTATCTCCAGTTATCGACTTGAAGAGAATGACGTTCTTGGCCATTGCAAACAGAATTAATGAGATTGACTCATCTGCTGATGTATATCCTACAGCAATCTACGATCCAATGACAGACCCATCTGGTGATGACCACGATGCAATCTATTTGACAAAACGTGCAACACTAGAAAATCCTGCAACATCACTTAGAGTTATCTTTGATGCAAATAGAGAGGACACTGCTGACATCAAGGTTCTCTATAAAATTCTAAGAACTGATGATGCAAATGACTTTGATGAACTAGACTTTAGGTTCTTCAATGATGATGGGACCGTTTCCGGTTCTGGTGGACCAGACGTAAGTGTTTCTCCATCACTTGGTATTGGTCAGTTTAATGAGTATGAGTTTACGGCGGGTGTAACAGATGACGGTATCGGTACACCACTTGATGAATTCATTGCTTTCCAGATTAAGATTGTAATGCGAGCAACAAACTCTGCAAGACCACCAAGGATTAAAGACCTTAGAATTCTAGCACTGGCAACATAAGATGAGAATACAAGTTGAAGGACATAATGATTTGGTTCGTGATGAAAGATCAAATGCAATTGTGAACACAAACAAGTCTGCATACCTCATTGCAAAGAAACGTGCAGAAGAGGCTCAAAGACAACGTGATGAAATTCGTGAGACTACAAGAGAACTAAATAGTCTTAAATCCGAAATGCATGAAATTAAGAATATGTTATTGAAACTGGTAGAGGATAAGTAAATGGCAACAGTAACAGCAACAGAACTTTCACTTGATAGTTCTCTTGAACAGTTCAAAGAACAGTTTAACACTCTTAGATCAGATGTAAGTAGTGTTACTCTTGCATCACTAGGTTTCTCTGACGGTGTTGTTTTTGAGGGTGCTACAGTAGATGATTTCGAAACCACTCTTGTTGCAGCAGACCCAACCGCCGATAGAACTATTACTCTACCTGATGCTAGTGGTACTGTTCTTACCTCAGATAGTACTGCAACAGTTACAAACAAAACAATAAGTGGTGCATCTAATACTCTAAGTAATATTGGTAACTCTTCTCTAACAAACAGTGGTATTACATTTGGTGCAAGTGGTGGAACATCAACCTCTGCATCACTTGGTGGTACAGTTACTTTTGCTGGTACATCAAACGAAGTTGAGGTATCAGAGTCTTCTGGTACAATCACAATCGGACTCCCAGACGATGTTACAATCACAGGTAACCTCACAGTTAACGGTTCAACAGTAACAAATAGTGCAACAAATACAACGATTGAAGATGTCCTCATTGAACTTGGAACAGGCACTACGTCTGCATCCAGTGATGCTGGTATTGTAATTGAACGTGGTTCTACTGGTGACAATGTGTTCCTTGGTTGGGATGAAAGTGCAGACCAAGTTATCTTTGGTACAACAACCGCAACTGGTGCATCATCAGGTGACTTGACAATTACGCCTGGATCAACTAGAGTAGGTGGATTGATTGTTGATGACACTGGTACGATTGGTCCTGCAACCACAACAAATGCTTTAACGTTTGCATCAAATGGTAATGCAACTTTTACTGGAACAATTGCCGCAACAGCAACTGCAACTCTGTTAGTTAAAAACTCAGGCGGCACAACACTTAAAACAATTAATGGAATTGGATAATGACTGTAAGAACACCAATATACTATAATGGAACAGATATTCAAGAGATGAATGCCACTCAGATTAACGAGTGGAAACAGTACATTGCGTATCTGTACGGCACAGCTCCTTCTGTAACGGTAAGTGTCGTTGCTTCTAGTGGTACTTTATCCCCAACAATGGCAGATACCAGACTACAGGCTGGTGCATACTCAACTAATGCATCTGCATTTCCTAATGAGGCAACAACAGCAGAACCTTCAACTGTGACTGTCAACTACGACAAGGTTACAGGACCAACATATAATACGGCACTCAGTGCAACTGGTGATACAAACAACGTTGCATTCCCTGCATACTATGATGGTAATGATATTGTTGCAATGTCTGCCACAGACTATGTGGACACCTTTATCTATGCAACTCTAACTGGAATGGTTGCCGCTAGTGAGAGTGCGTATACTAACGGAACATATACGATCTCTACCTCTGCATCAGTTGCAAACTATACTGAAGTATCTGGTTCGTCCACTCCAATCTTTCTTGATACACGAGCAGATACAACTTTGTATACTGCTGCTGGTATTCCAGAAACACTTGACCAACCCACTACCATCACGAGTTATTATCTACAGAGACGTAGTGATGCAAGGTCTTTTCCATCACAAGCACTTCTTCTTGTAGACACAGATGGTAACTTAAATCAGGTTGATTTGACTTCTGATACGAGTTCTTTTAATGCAATTCTAAAGAATGATATTCGTCACTATGCAGCAGAAGATACGGCAGGGAATAAATTATCATATAACATTAATGGTTCTGGTAACTCCAGAGGTACGGCAATGGTTGATACAAGACTTAATGGCAGTGGTAACTATCAGACTCTACAGGTTGGTCTTGATGATTATCGGGCACAGGAATTTCCAGATGGTTCACCCACAACCATCTCAACATACACCTTCAAGATTACACAGGTATAAGGAATACTAAAATGGCATATTTTTGGGAAGACAAAATCGCAGATGTTACTTACACAAATTCAGAGTTGGATACTGTAAAGATTCTCTGGAAAGATGATATGAACATCTACCGTGAACACTATCTTAAGGTAGATGAAGAAGATGAACAGTTTCAGGCTCTTCTAGAAGTAACTTCTTATGAGGACATTGAAGGTCGCACTAAGGCCGCAAATGATATTATTCGTCAAGAATTTAAGGATGCTTTTGATCGTTATGCAGAACGTTCTGGTTTATATAGTGGTAGTGACCCAGTAGGTGACCCAGTAGAAAGGAATGCAGAAGTCTTTAGGTTCTTTAGTAATTTTGATTTTGAGAGTGCAGAAGACAAAGAGAGATTGTTCTCATTAAAACTTAGTATTTTCGAAAAAGATGAAGTTAAGGATTCTGACACATCTGAAAGGTCAAAGAATGCAAAGACTGCTATCAGAAAAGCAAGTAGTCCAATTGAAATTCTTGCACTTTATCAAGTTTTTAGAAATGAAAATACAGAAATTCATAAAGATGATGAGGGTAACATCACAGGAGTATTCGTTCCCTTTACATGATTATAGGTATATCAGAAGGTTTTCATGATGCTGCTATTTGTGTCCTAGAAGATAATAAGATTATTTTTGCATCTCATGCAGAGAGACACAGTAGAAAAAAAGGTGACAAATACCTTCACTGGTATCAACTGTCAAAGATAAGAGATAATCGTGACGCAGTAGTTGCATACTATGAGAAACCATTTTCCAAAAATCTAAGACGACTTTACGCTGGACAGAAGTGGAAGAAACCTCGCATCAGGTATGATGTGAGTTTTCGTCACCACGAGTCTCATGCTGCGGCAGGGTATTACACTGCACCATTCGATGACTGCAACATTATTGTTGTAGATGCAATCGGTGAGTGGGACACTATATCCATTTGGGATAACATGAAGAAGGTGAAGTCGTGGAAGTATCCATACTCACTAGGACTTCTGTACTCGGCAATCACACAACGTATAGGACTGAAACCCAACGAGGATGAATATATCACGATGGGTATGTCTGCGTTTGGTGAACCTTTGTATGACTTGGAACCCCTTCTGTTGATGAACAATCATCGTGGAGTTGGTGATGTCTGGAAAGACGCAAGACCAGAAGACCTTGCTGCATCTGTGCAATCTCTATACGAGAAAAAACTTTTAGAACTGGTTAATATGTGTCCCAAGAAGAATATCATTCTGATGGGTGGGTGTGCGTTGAACTGTGTTGCAAACAGTAAGATACAAGACAAGAACATATGGATTATGCCGTCGCCTGGTGATGCGGGGTCTGCTCTAGGTGCAGCAGCACTTGTACAAAAAAAGAAGTTGCAGTGGGAAGGTCCATATCTTGGAACTGACATAGACCGCCCAATATGGGTTCGTGGTGTCATTCAAGAACTTCTGAATAACAGAGTATGCGGTATTGCACATGGTCGAGCAGAGTTTGGACCTAGAGCCTTGGGTAATCGTTCTCTACTAGGCGACCCAAGATATGACATCAAAGACACAGTAAATGACATCAAGAGACGACAGAGGTTTCGTCCTTTCGCACCATCAATACTAGAGGAGTATGCAGACGAATACTTCGAAGGACCAATGAACGAATACATGCAGTTTGTTGCCACTGCAAAACACGATTACAAGTCTGTCACTCATGTTGATGGAACTGCGAGAGTGCAGGTTGTAAAGAAGAACTGTAAGTCTGTCATTCGTCCTATTCTAGAAGAGTGGTACGATGCAACAGGTTGTCCAATGCTTTTGAATACATCACTAAATATCAAGGGTGAACCAATGGTTGACTCACCCCGTGACGCTACTAGATTTATTGAGAAGTATGGTGTTCAAGTCTTCTAGAAAAAAACTCATTGCCATTGGATGTAGTTACACAGAACACAATTTGTTCTCCAAACAAAGTCCTGATGTAAACTTCGACTTTCCAAGATGGCCGGAACATCTTTCAAATATGCTTGATATGGAATGTGTAAATCTTGGCAAATCTGGTTCTGGTAATGACCAAATTTTAGCAAAAACTCTTGATGTTGTATTAAACGAAAAGAACATTGGTCTTATTGTTTTGATGTGGAGTGAATGGCAGAGAATAGGATTTCAACGCCGTAAAAGTTGGAATAAATGGCGTCATGTTAATCCTCGTGATACAGAGGGTTTGAATAAATTTATTTTAGAAAACCAAAATGTTTTTCATGCAACTCGCAACACCCTGAGAACATTTATACATGCTGAAAAACTTTTGAAAGATTTACCTTATATTTTTATTCAAGGAACTTTTAATATGTCCCTTTATAGCACAACCGAATTAGAAACTATTGATTGTTCTGTAGGAGGTCCAAATGAAACCCTCGATTTTTATAAAGTAAACGACAGTCGTATAATGGCTGCAAAAGAAATAATTGAAAGTCCTTATATCAATTACATTGAAAAAAATATAGGAAACAAATTTATAGGTTGGCCAATAATGAATGAAATTGGTGGATATTGTATTGATCATATTCTTGATGAAGCATCCCCACATAATAAACCCGGCAGATGGTCACAACAGCGCAAGGGCGGCGGCGAATTTAGGATTTCTAAAACTGATCCCCACCCGAATGCTGTGGGACATAAATTTATTGCAGACTTTTTATACGACAAATACAAAGAGATATATAATGAAAATTAAGAAATTTATTTACAGGGTGAGATTTTTCTTATCTCGTTTTAGAAAATACGAACATAAGGAACATAATTTTATCTATGAAGAAGAAGATTGAAGATTATCCTTGGTTCTGTCCACAACCTTTCATGAATATTGTTACAGATGTTTCTGGGCGTATAAAACCATGTTGTGTTATTAAAGAGTCAGTGGATACAAAAAGAACAATCAAAGATTATTGGCAGTCTGATAAAGTTAAACAGTTTCGTAAGGAGATGATGGCGGGTGGTGGTCCATTAGTTGAATCCAACTGTGAGGTTTGTATAGAACAAGAAAAACATTCACCAGAGAGCCATCGTAGAACTTACAACAAATACTTAGAGTATAACAAACCAGAACTCAAGGAAGAACTGGAAGAGTATCTTGAAACAGATATGGATACTCCTTTTGTTCGTACTATGGAGTGGATTGCACCATCCAACTTCTGTAATCTTCGTTGTCATATGTGTGGGTCTGCAAACTCATCTAGTATTGCTCGTGAGAACCAACACATAGGGCGTTCTAATGCTAAATTTCTTGGTAATCATACTCTATACAAGAACGACGAGAAAGCAGAGAGTTTCATACAAGAGTGTGATGACTTTGTAATCGACAATCTAGTAGAACTGAAATTAACTGGTGGTGAGACACTGGCAATCAAATATAATTATGATTTGATGAAACGTATTGTTGACCGTGGGCTAGCAAAGGACATGGACCTCAGAATTACCACTAACGGAACCCTCACTCCTAAGTATGATGGTAAGAATATCTTCGATTATATTCCAGAGTTCAAGGAGTGTCTGATAAACATTTCTATTGAGGGATGGGGAGAACGTAATCAGTATCTTAGATACCCATCTAAGTGGGATGTAATCTATAAGAATTCTGAAAGATATGCTTCTCTGCCTAACACAAAAGTGTTATTTGTATCTACAATCAATGCATTAAATATAGGGTATCTATGGGAGATTGCACACGGTTTAGGTGGACTCATGGAAAAATATCCAGGCAAGTTTTTTCCATTTTCAACTGGAAGTCTCGTTTGGGGACAGGGTGAGGAGTATGTTATAACAACCGTACCACCAGAGATACGAGAAGAATACATCAACTTATATTTTTCTAATTGGAAGAGTGAGTACAACGATGATTTCAAAAAGATCGTTGACTATTTGGAAACTGTCCCTTATGATGAAGAGCTGATGTACGAGATGCTCAAAGACGTTAAGAGTCGTGACCTACATAGAGGTACATGTTTGCTTGACCTTGCTCCTGAGTGGAAACCATATTATGAACAACATACTGTGTATTAAGTGGGGTGATAAGTACGACGATAGTTATGTGGAGAAACTAAAAGAGCAGTGCGAAAAAAACTGTTCTGTTGATTTCAACTTCTATTGTTTTACTGACAAACCGACCCATGAATACGATATTAAACTCCCAACATATCTTGACCACCACTACATTCCAAGTAAGAACTTCTTCTGGGCCTGGCGTAAGTGTTATATGTTCAGTGATGATTATGTGGAAGGTGACAAGTTTCTTTTTGTTGACCTAGATGTGGTCATACATCAAGACCTAAAATACTTCTTTGAGTTGCCTATGAACAAACCTTGGATTGTCCGTGGGTGGTGGAATGACATGGAAACAGTCAAGAAGAACTATGCAAAGCATAGTTCAACTCCACTAAATTCCTCTGTCATTCGATGGAACAGAGGGCAGATGAAACCCGTGTTACAACACGTTAAAGATAATGCAGAGGTTATCTTCTTCACATATCCTAGTTTAGACAATTACTTTGCTCACCACTGGTATAATCCTTGGGAAGATAGTGGTTATGTTCAAGGATTCCCACAAGGAGATATTTACTCTTGGTATAAGGGTAATGTGTTTCCAGATGATATGGAGAAAAATAAACTTAGGACTGATCATAAGATTTGTTTGTTTAACAATAGTGCAGAAAATAATGATGTTGAGGAGATGAAATCTTTATGGAATATTTGAAATTTACTCCAGAGTTGGCTCACGATTGGAAAAACGCATTATCATCATCAGAAACATATCTGTACAAAAGAGTAATGGTTTCTATGAACCAATCTCAATTAGAAAGTAAGTTGTGGATTGTAAATGAGTTGTCAGAACTTATGTTGTTTCCAAAGTCAGTTGCTCTTCTTGGTGGTTGGTATGCAAACTATATTGTTCCCTTGTTGATAGAACACGGCGTCGAGTTCATTCATAATTTTGAGATTGATGAGGATGCAAAGACAATTGGTTATAAATTTAACAAGACATATAAAGATAAAAAACAATATAAGTGTGATATTGTAAACACGATGTTTGATCCTATATGGAACAAACAAAAGAAAACGGAGCCTGTATTTAATCTTATTATCAATACGTCTTGTGAACACATGTTTCCAATGACTAGATTTAAACAACTCAATAGAGGTTTCTTCAATGATGCTGTCTATGTTTTACAATCAACAAATGAAGATAAATATGAGGATCACATTAATTGTGTGAGTGGTCCAGAAGAACTTGCAGAGCAGGCTGAGTTTGTGGACATCATGTATAGTGGGACAAAGAAACTGGCAAATGGTATGGAAAGGTTTATGGTGATAGGCAAATGAGTCATAAACAGATTGTAGATTGGTGCAGAGATAATGATGTCTGGTATCTCAAGATGGACATAGAGATACCAGAGGTTTGCATTCAAGAGGCACAAGCAGTGTACGACGAGGGGTTCTTTGTACAGCATCGTTTTGGTGACGGTGGACATGGCGGTTGGAAGTCTGCATCCATTCACAGTTTTGTGGAGAAAGGTAGTGATATTTCTCTTGGGTGGTTTCACACCAAAAACCCAGAAGGTCATGGACTGAAAGAGGAAGATGTTGAGTGGGGCTGGACAGAGATTGCAGAGGTCTGTCCAGAGACAAAGAGGTGGTTGGAGGACTTCCCCCACAAAACTTATAGACGTTTACGTTTCATGTTGTTAGAGCCTGGTGCTGGTATTGACGCACATAATGATGCAAGTCCACAGAGAATAAGAGAGAACAGAATTAGAAACATTGCTGGTGCAATTAACATTGCATTCTATCAACCAGAGAACTGTTACCTAAGACGAGCAGACACAAAAGAAGAATTGCCTTTTGAGAACTGCACTGGCTTCTGGTTTGATAACGGTGTGGAACATGAAGCACTAAACAGTTCAAATGAGAACAGATATCACTTTATTATGCATGGTGGTTTCAATAAAGAACGTGAAGAGTTGATGAGAAAGTCTCTTGTAAAACAGTTTGGTAAAGATGTATTGAGAGAGATTGATGAATAGTTTTGATGAGTTTGTTACCTTGTGGGTAGGTGAATCATATAATAAAAAAATATACAAAAGATTTGAACATATGTTATTTCTGGTAGTTTATCCAGATAAACTAAAGTGGGATTTTGGAATAGAGAAACAAACTCAAACCACAACATTTATGGTTTCTGGTGGTGCAACTGGTTCTGGTACTGGACATGATGTCCGTTTTTGTTATAGAAGTGAAGTTCATGATATTCTTTTAAGTTGTGATCATACTCATGCTATGATTGTATCAGTTGGTATGGTATTTGATATGGTATCTGGTGGTCCAGAGAAAAGAGAAACATCAATAACAGACTTTTACGATTTTGTAGAGAGTGGTGAGTTTTGCAAAGCTCACATAATGGCTAGACCAAACCGTAAAGCGTATTTCCATCACCAACATATGAATTTGAATTTGAAGATATGGAGAGAAATTGGAGCTCCCGACATGTCAGAGAGATATGATGTTGTTAAACGATCCCCTGATAATTTTCATGATGACTACACCCCACCGTGGATTGATGTAGAGGGTATGCCTACTATCACAAATTTTACTAATGATGAAAGATCAAGAAAGTCGTTCTCATATTATAGAGATCATCAAACTGAATCTTGGAAAGACCTTGATAATGTAGATTTAAATGACTACTATTTTAGTAGATTTATGACAAGGATAACGAAACAGTTTTATATAGAGAACACAGAAAGTGTTGGAGAGTTACCCACCGAAAAATTCGATGTTATATTTTCTACTACGGCGGGTCAACGTGCTGCGTTGATTGTAGACAGATTGAAGTTTGACGGTGAGATTGTGTTGTTTGATTATTGTCAAGAAAATCTAGACATAAAACAAATGATTGTAGAGATGAACATGTCTTTAGAGGAAATTAATTATTATAGTAAAAGACTCACTCACAATATGGTAATGCCGGATTCTATTTCATCTAAAAACGCAAAGAAAGATATGCCTGCATTTGAAGATTTGAGAAAATTAGAACAAAAAATGCACGATGATTATGACATTGAATATTGGTTGATGGACTTAATATCACCAGACTATGATAGAATCTCCGAAAAAATTAAAGGGAAAACTGTGTTTTTTGATGCAACTAACATCTTCAGTTATCATATGTCACATGCATATTATACTCTAGATGAATTGGTTGATTCATTTAATAACTTACTGGACGTTTTGAAACACGCTGATGGTGCTTACTTACGAGGATGGACTCCAACAAAACAGAGATTTGATAAATGGATATAGTATGTGTTCGTATCGGTGACAAATATGGACCAGAGTACGAAGAATACCTAGAGAGAAAGTTATCGAAGCATAACATCATCTGGATACGAGAGCCATATCATGAGAAGGTAACTCTACAGTGGAATAAGATGTGGGGTATGCAGATGGAGACTGACGAACCTATCTGTGTGATGGACATTGACGTTCTTCTCATCAACGACTACGAGAAAATTTTTGATTACCCAATTGAACGAGGTCAGTTTGTTGCGATGCCGGGATGGTGGAGAAACGATGTCAACGAGTATCACATCAATGGTGGGTTCTTCAAATACTATCCGAAGGACTGTCGATATATCTACGACAAGTTTATGAGTGACATTCATTACTGGCAGAAGTTCTACATTGAGAATGGAACAACAACAGGACCAGTGAACGGAGAGCAGTATTTTGTAGAGGATAGTGTCAGGGAACAGTTGGACCTTGTGGTATTACCAAACGAGTGGTTCACACGATGGGTTGTCAGTGACGATGTAATATCGGGTAGTGTTAATCGATGGAACTATAACATGACACAGAAGTATGAACAACTCACGGGTAATGACTACATATACATGGGCGGAGAGTTTCATCCAGATATTAAATATGTCCATTTCACCAATCGACTAAACAAGCCACATGAGTGGAAAGACTATGAAAATTTTCGCAGCATCTAGTTCCTCTTCAGATAGTACATATCTTTTATATAAACTTCTCACTGAAACTAGGGATCATGTAATATCAAGAATACTTCACCTTGACGCATCCGATCAGGACTTAGAACAATATCCTATTGTCTGCAATTGGTTGAGAGAAAACGTTCGTGATTTTGATTTTGGTTTTGCAGAGTTTGAAGATCATGCTAGTGATATCAAGTTAGAAACCATAAGGTCAAAATTTTATAATATTGCACTGTTATCAGAAATGCATGGTGTAGATTTGATATGTATGGGATATAATACATATAACTGGAGTCCCTCTAACTGGTATTTTCAAACTACAGACCCTATTGGAAAGTTTTATGAAAAGGATAATTCATATACTAGGTTAGATCATTCTATTCTTAGGGATTATACAGATATTACTATTGACTGGCCTCTAATGAGTCGTAATGATAAACCTATAGGAAGATGGGAAACTTGGGAGTTGATACCAAAAGAGCTTCAAAAACTAGTATCTATCTGTCCTTGTGGAGAATGCTCTAAATGTAAATGTTGGGAATGGTATAATGAAAAGAAAAAAGAGGGTTTTGGTGCAGAGGAACTTGATGATCTGATTATGAAAGAGGGAAAATACGGGAAATATTTCACAAAAGAAAGTAATCCAGAAACAAGACACATTGCTTATGTGGGTCATAAATTTAGAGGCAAAAGTTATCCCTATTGGAATCGAACTCATAACTATACGCCGGAGTTAACCTCTCAGAAAATACTACCAACGAAACCTCACAATACATAATGTTATAAATATATAAAAAAGGAATCTTCTAATGGCAATACCTTCTACCAGAGCAGACTTCAAGAATTATTGTCTACGGAACCTTGGATATGGGGTTATCGACATTAACGTGTCAGATGACCAAGTTGATGACCGTATTGACGAGGCACTACAATTCTTTGCAGAATATCACTACGATGGATGTGAAAGGATGTACCTTAAACATCTTATCACAACCGCAGACGTTACACGGGCAAGGTCTAACGAGACACTATCAACTGTAACTGATGTTGATGGTTCAACAACTGCCGTGTGGTACGAAGGTAAGAACTGGATTCCTGTTCCCGATTCAGTACTTGCAGTAATGCAAGTTTTTCCATTTAGTGATACAGGTGGTGGTTCAAGTATGTTCGATCTACGTTATCAGTTACGACTAAATGATTTATTTGACCTCTCATCTACATCTGTTATTCAATATCAGATGGCTATGGATAACCTAGACCTACTAGAACATATTCTTGTTGGGGAGACACCACTTCGTTTTAATCAACATCAAAACCGTTTGTATATTGACATGGATTGGGAGAATAAGGTAACTGCTGACGTTGATTATATTATCATTGATTGTTATCGTAAACTTGATCCCGGCACATTCACAGACCTATACAATGACATGTATCTAAAGAAGTACGCAACCGCACTGATTAAGAGACAGTGGGGTGCAAACCTTTCCAAGTTTAGTGGCGTAGAGATGCTCGGTGGTGTGACGATGAACGGTGAAACAATTTACACTCAGGCGCAAGAAGAGATTATTAGACTTGAAGAAGAGATGAAACTTGCGTTCGAACTACCAGTTAACTACATGATTGGATAAACATGGCAGTCAATAAAGCATTTCACACAAGCAATCAACATGCACTTACCACAGAAAAAAATCTGTATGCAGATTTGATTGCAGAAGCAATTCAGATTTACGGTCACGATGTTTATTATCTTGACCGCACACTTGTGGCTGAGGACACGTTCCTTGGTGAAGACTCTCTATCCAAGTTCAACACTCAGTCAAAGATTGAAATGTATGTTGAGAACTCTGGTGGTGGGTATGCTGGTGAACGAGAATTGATGACTCAGTTTGGTTTGCAGAACCTCAGTGAAGTCACCTTCGTTGTCAGTAAGAGTAGATTTAGAGACATCACCAAACAGTTCACGATTGAGAGTGGTACAGATACACTCACAGGTTCTATTCTACTTGAGGATGGAACACTAGACAGTGACGAGGTTGACATTCCATCCTCATACGAGAGTGGGTATCTAATCTCAGAGGCATCTTCTACAGACGCAGATAGACCACAAGAGGGTGATGCAATCTACCACCCCATCCTCGGTAAATTGTTTGAGATTAACTTCGTTGACCACGATGAGCCATTCCATCAACTCGACAACAACCCAGTATACAAAATGCGTTGTCGCACATTTGATTATGGTTCAGAAGTTCTCGACACAGACATTGCTGCAATTGATGCAATCGAAGATGCAGACTCAATGGATGCACTCACTTATCAGTTCACACTTGAACAGTCAAGTGCAGTCAATGAGAATATCAGACTCGAAGATAACTCTGGTCTTCTTCTTGAGGAGACAGACGGAGACAACATCATTGGTGAAGACGACAGCAGTTCTGTTGGTGAGTCTATCCTAATTGAAAGTTCTGCTGATACTGGTGATCCATCATACTTTATCAATGAGGACTATATAGTAGGTGACCAATCAACGGATAAGGTCAATCAGAATGAACTATTCGACAGTCTGGATGATACTATCCTAGACTTCAGCGAATCAAACCCATTCGGTGATGCAGGAGAACCATCGTAATGTTAGGACAGCAGTTCTACCACGAAACAATTCGTAAGGTGGTCGTTTCTTTCGGCTCACTTTTCAATGATATTCATCTTGTTCGTAAGGACAACAGTGGAACTATTCAACAGTCTATGAAGGTTCCTCTTGCATATGGTCCACGGCAGAAGTTCCTTGTCCGTCTGAATGATGATCCATCTTTGTCTAATCAGACTGCTGTAACTCTACCTCGTATTGGGTTTGAGATTACTGGTATGACATATGACCCATCACGCAAACTACAACGTGTGCAGAAGTTCAAGAAGGTGAAGGGTGCAAAGTCTGACCAGTTGGACACGCAGTACATGCCTGTTCCATACAACATTGACTTTGAACTTTACATTCTCTCAAAACAGTCAGATGATGCGTTGCAGATTGTAGAACAGATTCTACCATACTTCCAACCTGATTATACAGTCACAATCAATGACAACACAGACATGGGTATCAAGAGAGATGTCCCTGTTGTTCTGAATAGTATTGGTTACGAAGACGATTATCAGGGTGACTTTGCAAACCGTAGAGCTATTATCTACACTCTCTCTTTTACTGCTAAGTTCCATCTCTACGGACCTGTTACCTCTAGTAAGGTTATTAAGACTGTACAGGTTGACCAGTATACAGACCTACCTGATCAGTCACCTAAGAGGGAACAGAGATACACAGTTACACCAAACCCAACGAGTGCTGATGCTGATGATGATTTTGGTTTCAGTGAGACAACATCATTCTTTGAGGATGCAAAGAACTTTAATCCAGAAACAGGAAGTGATGAGTGATAACATGTTTCATTATGCAGATGTGCCTTTATCGGTAATTGATAATCTAATAAATTTAGAAGAAGAGTTACAAGTTTTAGAACGAGTTCGAAAATTCGCGTATGAAATTAACGAAAATTATTTGGGATATAGAAAAATATCCGATAGTGGGTTGCCAATAGATGAGATAAGTGATTCTATGCAAGGTCATACTAATTTCGAAATTTTCACTGAAGATGAAAGAACCAAAGCTTGTAATCTTTTTAATGAAATTCTAAAACCAATTATTGGGTTTGAACCAAATACTCAAGGTAGGTATGGGTATTACAAAGAACCAATTCATATACACAATGATGGTGAAAATTATCTAGGTGATGATTGGAAATCACACAACAAAACAGGACAAATGCCAAGACCCGCAAACACAACAGTATTCTTTCCACTAAGATGTTACAAAGAAGATGGAAGTGCGGGAACAACTGAGACTGTATATTTTCATCAAAAAACTCCTTGGTCTGCAAAGTCTGGAATTGAACCCGAAAATGACGACGAAAAATTCTATAGAAAGCATGGTGCAAAAGGATGGGAATTTGGTTATGATTATAGCGATTTAGTTGGATATACCGATGAACCCTTTGATGTAGAAATTTGGGAAAAACATTTGCAACACCATCCAATTGAGATGTTACATGGATTTAGTTTTGCGGAATCTGTTCCTTGGAATATTGGTCAAGTTGTAATGTTTGAGACTTCAAGAATTCATTGTAGTTCTTATATGGAAGATTGTTTTGGTAAAGACTGTTTTCTTGTGAAGGTAAACACAAATTTGTGGGATTAGTATGAAAATACTCATACCATTCTCAGGTGGTATAAACTCAACTTATTCACTTTATCGTTGGTTAACTGAAACTGACGCTGATATTGTTGCACGATACTCTTATGAAGAATTTGAAAGTAAAGAGTACAACTCAAAACAGTCTAATAAACTTACAAACATTATTCTTTTTCTAAAATCTGAAACTAGAGATTTTAATTTTGAGCGTATAAACTGGCCAAATAATTACGTCAAAGAACGTGTTCCTATAAGACAGGGGTTCATAAAAGGAACTTATGATATTGGTTCTATTAAACCACGATTTCAAGGTTATCCAATATGGATTAAAGAAACTTGTGTTGACGCAATATCAATTGGTATATCATTAGAAAATACTTCAACTTGCGGGTACGATGTGTTGAGAAAATATCCTGAGAGCGCCGGAGTTGATATATATTTAGCGGGTGTAAAAGAATTAGTTCCAGTATCAATTGGTGATGATTTTAACTATGATGAGGTCGCAAAACATATGATGGGTCGGTTTGAACAATATGAATTCTTACCAAAAGAGTTGCGAGATTTGTGTATTAGACATTCAAAGTCTCGTAGCGGCCGTGAGATTGCATACTGGAGAACCTATAAAACTTTCGTCAGTGAGGGTAAGACAGGAAGAGATTTTGATTTGTATTGTGCTAAACACGGCAGTTATGGTCCTTGGAGACATGAAGCTGACCCAAAAACTTATATGTATAGGGGTCGAAATGAGGACGGAAAATTGCCGTACTTAATTTATGAATGAGAAATGTGTACTTTTAAAATAACTAATGACTCAAATGAAATTTTTGTAGATCAATATCTGAGAGATGGTGGTCCTACAAAATCAAATACCGTAGAACTTAACGGTATCTACATAACACATCACTTGTTAAATATTACTGGTGAAATAACACCACAACCAATTTATCACGGTGGGAAATATTTTATATTAATCGGTGAGATTTATAATTACGATGATTCTTGGCCAAGTGATATCTATTTTGGTATTGAAAAATACAATGAGTATGGTGATAAATTTACAGAACATTTAGATGGTGAATTCCTATTCATTGTTGTTGATAATAGAAAAATTCATTTTTTCACTGACCCATTTTCTACAAAACAAGCATATTACTTTGAAGATGGTGATAATTTTTATTTTACTTCTCTAATAAACAAAACACCAGACATTTTCAAATATTTTAAAAATTTGGAAGGTCACTACAGATTGCCTGCAAATTCACATGTTGTATTTGATATTGATATAAAAGAATTTAATATTGTAAATGATCATTTACACAAGTGGAATTTAGAACAGAATAGTGATAACCTTGATAATGTTATCATGTCATTCGAAGATGCTGTAAATAAAAGATGGTATCCCAATTCTACACTTTTTATGAGCGGCGGAGTTGATAGTTTGGCTGTTGCATGTTGTTTAGCAAAAAACAAGAAAAATTTTAATGCACTCACATCCATTGTTAAGAATTTTGAAAATCAAAAAGCAATTAACAAAGTAGTTGAGTATTGTGGGGATTATATTAACCATACTTATGTAACAGAGGAACATATGAGAGATAAAAATTATTATCCGACTCAACAACATACAATATCATCTGAACTAAGAAAACTTGCATTGTCTTTTGGTAGTAAGGTAATTCTTATGGGTAGCGGTAGTGATGAAACTATTGATATGTATAGGAGTAAAACTAATTCTGATTTTGATTTATGGCCTGAAAATCAAAATGAAATCTTTCCATACAGAAGATTGTATGAAGATAAAAGAGAATTATATGGTTATATAAATTCCATAGATTATCATTACACATATTGTTGTTTTTTTGGACAAGAAGTAAGAAGCGTTTTTTATGATAAACAACTCGCACAAGATTGGTTAAATATGAAACCGCATTATAAAAATATAGAATACAAACATATTACTAAAGAGTATCTAAGAAAATGTAGTATATTCGAATGGTCTAACCCCGATGTTGGATTTGGGTTCCAAGGCAACCTCCAAAGCAACCGTAAACGGTATAAATAGATTATGTCTACTTTCAAAATAACTAACAACCCAAACTCAATATTAATTGATGATTATTTGAAGTTGGGTGGACCAGATGCTAGTAATACTATAGATGTTAACGGTGTTTATATAACACACCACCTATCAAGTATTACTGGAAAAGATGTTGTACAACCTTTCAAACATAATAACAAGTATTATATATTGATTGGAGAAATTTATAATCGTCATCCATTATTCAGTAGTATCTTTTTTTGCATTGACAAATATTTAGAATATGGTGACAAATTTACAGAATATTTAGATGGCGAATTCTTGTTCATAATTTATGATGAGAAAACTAATAATATAGATTTATTTACTGATCCGTGGAGTACAAGACAAGCATTTTATTATAAAATTGATGATTATTTCTATTTCAGTACTTTTCCAATGACAGACCCTAAAGGTGGAAGATTTGGTCCGCCCGGCGTGTCTCAACCCTTTGATCTCAAGTTTGCTATGTACAACGATACTGAATGGAATAACACATTCTATAGAATTCCACATAATAGCCATCATAATTATAATGTAAAAACTGGTATATTGAAACCAGTTAATACAGAACTTCATAAATGGGATTTAAATCAGTATAAAGATAATTTGGATGATCTTACCAATTCCTTCGAAGAAGCAGTTCTTAAACGCTATACAGAAAATTTAACTATACTTCTCAGTAGTGGTTTAGATAGTTCACCTATTGCATTGTGTTTATCTGACCATAAAAAACATTTTAACAGTGTAACTTGTTTAGCAAGTCCGTGGAACGAAGATATTGAATCATTGAATCAAATTATTAAATATACAGACACATATAATAAAAATATTAAGATAGAAAGCTTCCCCACCGATTGTCCCCCCAATTGGGATGAAAAAAAATCAAAATCCAAATGGAGTAATAATAGAAACAGATTAGTGTCTGCAAATTTACGTCTGCGAGCTCAGTGGGTAATGAGAGAAAAATGTATTTCTGAATTTAACAGTAAAGTTATATTTACTGGAAACGGAGGAGATGAAATTTTTGATAATTATCCAGCGTTACCAGCTGGGTATCCTTTGAAGTACAACGGCATTATGAATAAAAACCCAGCTGGTTTTTCTATCTGGCCAGAGGATTTATCAACAGTATTTCCGTGGCAACACTTTTATGGAGGACAAGCAAGACGTTTACTTGACCTGTTTGAAACTTTGTCATTGGCCTATGGATTGGAGAATAGAAATGTATTTTATGATAAAAAGTTCGTACAAGAATGGTTGCATGTTATGCCATGGATTAAAAATCAAACACCCAAAGTTTTTCAAAAAAAATATTTACGCGATAGAGAAATAAAACTTCCATATAAAGCTTGGGCCCCATCATAAATATACAGAGGAATTAATATGGTAAATGAAATAGAGAAAGCACTTGGAGTGGTTGGGGATGTTATTCCACCAGAGTCATCTTTAAACCAAAAGCCTAAAATGTCTGATGTTTCCCGTTATCCAGTAGAGATAGAAGGTGGTGAAGATATTGATGCTGACTACAAATACCAAAGAGAGAATTTCTATCGGTTGGTTGAACAGGGTTCCACTGCGATTGAGGGTATCCTTGAACTTGCAAGAGAGGGTGAGCATCCAAGAGCATACGAGGTTGCAGGACAGTTAATTAAGAATGTTGCAGAGGTCACTGAGAAACTAGGTGACCTACAAGAGAAGATGAAGAAACTCAAAGAGGTTCCAGACCACGGACCTAAGAGTGTAACTAATGCATTGTTTGTTGGTAGCACCGCTGAGTTACAAAAAATGTTGAAGGGTAAAAGTGAGTAAGAATAACTACACCAAAGACCTAATGGACTCCATTGCCAAAGACATCCTGAAGTTCTGGTTCGGCACATCCGATATGTCTGAGAGTGTGAAAAAACGACGTATCTGGTTTAAATCTACGCCCGAATTCGATGCAGAATTGATCGCCCGGTTTGCCTCCGTGCATGAATGTGCTGCTGCGGGTGAGTTGGACCATCTGAAAGAAACACCCTCGGAATGCTTGGCACTGGTAATTTCACTCGACCAGTTCCCGCGCAATATCTATCGAGGCACCGGCAAGGCGTTTCACACGGATGCCAAAGCCTGCAATTTGTCGCATCACGCCCTCGCGCAGGACTTCGATGCTGCTATAAGTCTCGAGGCGCGCAAATTCTTTTACCTGCCGCTGGTACATAGCGAGAAACTGAGCGATCAGGACATTGCGGTTGAAAAATACAAAGCGTTTGACGACGAAAAGTCGCTTGCCTCATCGATTGATCACCGTGATGTAATCGCCCGGTTCGGCCGGTTCCCCCATCGCAACAAGGTTCTGGGAAGAGAGAACACGGCGGAAGAAGAAGAGTATCTCAAAATCCCGCCGACTTGGGGTATGACCAAGGACGAAGCAGAGATTGTTGATATGTTGAGGGGGAAAAGTGAGTAAGATTATATATTATCATCTAAATTCTTTTCCAGAAATAAGTGCAAGAGATGAGTATAAATTAGCAACTAGTTTTGGTTTACACTCTCCACGTTTTAGACATGGGTTTGATAATCAACTAGATTTGGTAGAGAACCCATTACCAGATAATATCTCACCAAAACCTGTAGGTACATTTGAAGAGTTGACTAATCGCAGGGCTGTAGAATTATGGGATATTGGTAAACCAATACGATTATGGTGGTCTGGTGGTATAGACAGCACATGTGCATTGGTAAGTCTATTGAAAACTAGAAGGTTGGATACAAGTCTTACAGTTTATCTATCAACAAACAGTGTGCAAGAAAATCCACGTTTTTATGATTTGTTGGTGAATAAGAAAATTAATTTACAGTGGCATTCTCATAAGAACTATATCTACGATAATATTGAGTTGTGGAATGGACAATCAATTAATGTGAATGGTAACGGTGGAGACGAATTATTTCTTGCAATATCATCAACAATGTCTATGGAAGAATTCTTTAAGATTAAAGATAGTGATTGGATTAATATTATAAAAGACTCTGATATTTTAAACACTATTGAGAAATATATTGATACATCTCCATATGTGCCAGAGACATGTTGGGAGTTACTTTGGTGGCTTGCTAGAAGTATAGATGATTTGTCTACAAGACATCACTCACTAAGATTTTTAAAAGACCCCTCTACACACCACCTAGAGCGTGCATTTTTCTACACAGACTATTTTGAACAGTGGTCTTTATCTAATCCATATGCTGGACATAATGGTGACTATGGAACATATAAGTGGCCAATGAAAAAATACATATATGACTATGATAAAAATGAGGAATATCTAAACACAAAACAAAAAGAGAGTTCTTTTCCTTTAGTATATAAGAAACAATCACGATATCTAGGTGTTGATCAAGGTCATTATGTTCTTAATAGTATTGTATATGAGGACGGCACATTTGTTAGATATAAATAGAAACATGAAAAAAGATGATATAAAAGAAGGTCCAATACAGAGTCATAATCCCGATGAAAGAGTCTGGGAATATGATGACGATGGAACAAAAATTTACAAGGCAAATCAGGGGTACAATAGAAAAACACCGTATACAAAAGATCATTACTACGGAACGCATTTTTGGAAAAGTAGACAATGACTGAACAAGTCTATCTAGGAAACCCAAACCTCAAACGAGCTAACGTTGCACAGTCTTGGACGAAAGAAGAACTCCAAGAATATCAGAGGTGCATGGAAGACCCCCTGTACTTCATTCAGAACTACGTCAGGATTGTTTCTCTTGACGAGGGACTTGTACCGTTTAAGATGTATGATTTTCAGAAGGAGATGGTGGGAACCTTCCATAGTAATCGTTTTACCATCTGCAAACTTCCTAGACAGTCTGGTAAGTCCACAACAATTATCTCATACCTTTTACATTACGTTCTGTTTAACGATAGTGTGAACGTTGCAATCCTTGCGAACAAGGCCGCAACTGCTCGTGACCTTCTTGGTCGTTTGCAGTTGGCATACGAACATTTGCCCAAATGGTTGCAACAAGGTGTTATGGCATGGAACAAAGGTTCCTTGGAGTTGGAAAATGGTTCAAAGATACTCGCTTCATCTACTAGTGCTAGTGCTGTGCGTGGTGGGTCTTATAACATCATATTTCTTGATGAATTTGCTTATGTTCCGGCCAACGTTGCTGAGCAGTTCTTTTCCTCTGTGTACCCCACAATTTCATCAGGTAAATCAACGAAGGTAATGATTGTTTCTACACCACACGGTATGAATATGTTCTACAAGTTGTGGGTGGATGCAGAAGAGGGACGTAACACATACGTTCCTATTGAGGTTCACTGGTCAGAAGTGCCTGGTAGAGACGAGGCATGGAAGGCAGAGACAATCAAGAATACGTCAGAGGCGCAGTTCAACACAGAGTTTGAGTGTGAGTTTCTTGGTTCTATTGACACACTTATCTCACCATCCAAACTTCGTGTGATGACTTATAGAGAACCTAAACAATCTAATGCAGGGTTGGATGTTCACATACCCCCACAACAAGGACACACCTACGTCCTCACTGCTGACGTTTCTAGAGGTACTGCAAACGACTATTCTGCATTCTGTGTGTTTGATGTAACTCAGATGCCATACAAGTTGGTTGCAAAGTTTAGAGACAACGAACTGAAACCTCTTATCTTTCCCTCAAAGATATACGATGTTGCAAGGGCATACAATCAAGCATTCGTATTGATTGAGGTCAATGACATTGGTGAACAGGTCGCAAACGCAATGCAGTTTGACCTAGAGTATGATAACCTAGTTATGGCATCCATGCGTGGACGAGCAGGACAGGTTCTTGGTGGTGGGTTCTCTGGTGGTAGGGCTCAGTTGGGTGTGAGAACAACCAAGGCAGTCAAGAAGATTGGGTGTTCAAACCTAAAACAGTTGGTAGAGGATAATAAACTCATCATAGAAGATTACGACTGTATCAACGAACTGTCTACATTCATCGTAAAGGGACACTCCCATGAAGCAGACGATGGATGTAACGATGACTTGGTTGCATGTCTGTTCATCTTTGCATGGATGACAGACCAACAGTACTTCAAAGAACTCACTGATAATGACATTCGTAGAACTATGATGCGAGAACAACAGGACGCACTAGAACAGGATATGGCTCCGTTTGGTTTTGTAGTCACAGGACTAGAAGACGAGAATATTGGTGAGATGGTTGACGAGTATGGAACTCGTTGGTCACCTATTGTCAGAAACTATGAGAGTGATTGGTAATCAAACACCCTCACCATATGTGCTCCAATTACAAAATCTACGTTTCAAAAACTCTGTACCCCAACCAATTCCTAAACCAATTAGACTGAGCCAGATTATTCCAGCAAACATTTCTGCAAAATCCATTTCTCCGCCGGTCATGAATATCCAGTTTCCCAAACCATATTTTGCACCTAACATTTCTGCTGCAACCAACAAAACCAATGACAAACTACCGCTTGTCCTAAATCCTGCGATTATCGTCGGCATACTATATGGTAAAACTATTTTCCGCAAAGTGGGCCAATAACCCGCACCACAAGAACGAGATGCTTCCACATAGATGGTGGGTGTTCTTATGACAGAATTGTATGCGTTCAATATACTTGGAAAGAACGCACCAATGAAGATAGTTGTTATCTTGCTCAATTCCCCTATTCCTAGAAGAACTATGAACAGAGGTAATAGTGCGATTTTTGGAATGGGAAACAAACAACTGACCAATGGCATTGTAAGTTTCTTTACATGGATGTTACTGCCCATGAAGATGCCGATGGTAGTTCCAATCAACATTCCAATTGACCAACCTACAACGAGTCTCAACAAACTAATCCATAGGTTATAAAGAAAATTAGGATCAACTGATAACGCAAAGAAGGTGGTGGTTATATCCCATAAGCCAGGAATATAACCACCCTTTATCAATAGTTCCCATGTTAGTACAACTACAGAAATAGTTACAAATGTGTGTTTCATTAATCTAGAACAAAATACTTGTTGTCTGGATGACGAGTTGGTAAATTCAATTTTTCCACTAGTAGATTTGTATATTCACTTAAACGAGGACTAACCGCACCAGCATTACTAATTCCATTCTTCTGTACAAATGGTGTCATAACAAGTTCGTCAATACCGTATTGAGCCCTTCTGATTTCAGTGTTCACTTTTTTATCTGTGGATACAATTGGACCTTCCAATGCAGACACACTTGCCGCAGGATTTTTAATAAAATCATTTAACAGTTCTCGTGACACTTCACGAAGAACTTTCACTGCTTGTGGGTTTTCTGATGCCCAATCTGCATTTACAGAAATTACTCGACTTACTGCCATTGGAAAGTGGTCACTAAGTTTAAGGATGTTTAACTCGTCAACACCAACCCCTGCCTTTTCCAGATTGAAAAGAACAGATGTCGGAAACCCACCGATAGCATCAACATGTCCAGAAATAAGTGCAGGGACACGGGCAGGCATGTGTGTAGGAACATCCACCCATTTGGCAGATGTTACAGTAGAAAGTGCCTTGTTGGTAAAACTAGTGGGATGACTACCAAGTTTACGTCCATTTAAATCATCGAATGTCTTAATACCTGATGATTTAAGTGTAAGTACTGCATTTTGTAACTTGTCATCAACGACAAAGATTGCTAAAACTTTAGGGTCATCTGATTTACTATTAGCAAGAACTACACCACTATAGTCATGATATCCAATATCTGCTCTTCCAGTTGCGAGCGTCAGACCAGATTTATAACTGCCTGGACCCTTTCCTACAAATTCAATATCTAGTCCACGTTTAGAAAATGCACCGTCTTTGATGCCTTTCAGAAACCAACTGTGGACTCCAAGGGGTCCAGTGTCGATAATAAATTTTGCGGGTGTTGATGCATGAACTGAAGACATGCATAGTAGTAGGGTAAATACCCCATAAATTAATGATTTCATAATGATACTCCTTTATGACTCAAATCACTATAATTATATATAGGTCAAATAAATTCGATTAAATCATGATGTTTCTTGATATAACAGTTGTAACAGAGGATGGTTGACTGATCTATGAGATGAAAGACTTCCTTTCGGCTATCATCACTTGTTCCAACTCTCTTTGATACCTTGCGTATCTCTGCATCATGAGGATAGAACTTGAGACACACATGCTCAGACTCACCACAGTGTCTACAAGATTTATCAACTAGAAACTCTTCCAGAAGTATCTTACGTTTCTGGTAGTTTCTCCTAGATACCTTTTTGATGGTTTCTTTGTATTTTTCGTAATGTTCATTCATAATGTTATTTATATGATATAACACTTATAAATTGACGGTTTGCAAATCGACTTTTTTATAAATAATTTCAGAGAATAACAACTCTTTAACTAAGGAGTAAAACAATGGGATTTCTAGTTTCACCTGGCGTTCATGTAAGAGAAATTGATCTTACGAATGTCGTTCCCGCTGTATCAACTTCTATCGGTGCTATTGCCGGTCCTTTTGAAAGAGGACCAGTTTCTACTGTAACGGCAATCTCATCTGAACAGGAATTGGTACAAGTCTTTGGTAAACCTAATGGTTCAAATTTTGAATTTTGGTTTACTGCATCAAGCTTTCTACAATACGGTGATGCACTACGAGTAGTTCGTGCAGAATCAGGTATTGTAAACGCTGTTGCATCTGGTTCTGCGGTCCTTATTCGGGACACAGACCATTATCTTAACGCATATTCCACTGGACAGGCAACTGTTGGTGAGTGGGCTGCAAGAACTGCCGGTGCTTGGGCAAATGGTATCGGTGTTTCCATCTGCCCATCTGCTACCGCATTCGAAGAGAACCTCGGTTCTTCTAACCAGACAACTGGTGAAGATGCTGCTGGTTCAACAACAATCGGTGTTGATGACGGTACTGCCTTTAGTGTTGGTGATCTTATCTCCTTCTCAAGTGCAGATGCATCTTCAGACGCAACACTATTCACATTTAACACTGGTGACGAAGGAAACGAGTACGAAATTACTGCAATTTCTTCAAATGACCTTACAGTTCGTCTAAAAGACGATCCAAACGGTTCTGGTGTTAAGGCAATCATTCCTGATAACAGTTTCATTCGCAGACGTTGGCGTTTCTATGACCTGTTTGATGCTGCCCCAGGCACATCAGATTGGGCCACTGCAAACGGCCGTGGTACTGGTGATGAACTCCATGTTTGTGTTTATGACACAACTGGTGATATCACTGGTTTCGACGTAGATGTTGCTGGTAACCGTACAAACGGTATTATTGAAGTGTTTGCCAACCTGTCTAAGAACCCTGTTGCAAAGACTGCACAGGGGGGTGGTAACTACTATCCAGACGTTATCTTCCGTCAGTCTAACTACATTTACTGGATGGATCACACATCTGCTGGTACAAACTGGGGTACGGATACAACTTCAGCATACACTGCTGTCAATGCACCTGTTGTGGTTACTCTTACAAGTGGTACAGATGACTATGCAGTAACTGCTGGTGAACTTGCTCTTGCATACGACAAGTTTGCAGACACAGAATCACTTGACATCAACCTAGTTCTAGGTGGTCCTAGTTCAGCGGTTGCAGATAGTGCTTCTGCACAGGACACTCATGTGACCATGATTACAGACCTAGTTGAGTTGAGAAAAGACTGTGTTGGTTTCGTATCACCATATCGTGCTGCTACAGTGAATGTTACATCTAACATCACACAGGCAGACAATGTGATTGATGCATTTAACCTCTGCCCATCATCATCTTACATGGTTTACGACAGTGGATACAAGTACATTTACGACAAGTACAACGATGTGTATCGCTTCGTTCCTCTAAATGGTGATACTGCTGGTCTTTGTGCATACACAGATGGTGTTGCAGACCCTTGGTTCTCACCTGCTGGTTTCAATCGTGGTAATGTCCGTGGTGCAATCAAACTCTCCTTCAATCCAACGAAGGCAGAGAGAGATCGTCTATACCGTGCAAGAGTTAATCCTGTAACGGACTTCCCAGGCCAAGGTGTGGTTCTATTCGGTGATAAGACTGCACTTTCAAAACCAAGTGCATTTGACCGCATTAACGTGCGTCGGTTGTTCTTGGTTCTTGAGAAGGCAATCGCAACTGCTGCTAAGTTCCAACTCTTCGAATTCAACGATGAGTTCACTCGGGCACAGTTCCGTAACCTAGTTGAACCATTCCTTCGTGATGTCCAAGGTCGTAGAGGTATTACCGACTTCCGTGTAGTTTGTGACGCATCAAACAACACTGGTGAGGTGATTGACCGTAACGAGTTTATTGGTGATATTTACATCAAACCTGCTCGTTCCATTAACTTTATTACACTGAACTTTATTGCCGTAAGAACGGGCGTATCGTTTAGTGAGGTAGGAGGTTAATCATGGCTAATATTGACGATTTCAAAGCTAACCTACTCGGTGGTGGTGCTCGTGCGAACCAGTTTCGTGTAACGGTCACTCCACCACCCGGCATTGCAATTGGACTTGATGTTCGTAGAACCTCATTTCTAGTTCGTGCCTCCAACCTTCCTGCACAAACTTTGGGTGAGATTGCAATCCCATTCAGAGGCAGGAACATCTACATTGCTGGTGACAGAACTTTTGAAGAAACATGGACAACTACGTTCATGAATGACACAGACTTCATGATCCGCAATGCGATGGAACGTTGGAGTAACGGTATCAACGATCTTGCAAACAATACTGGTGTTGTTGCTCCTGCTGATTATCAGACGGACCTCACAGTGGAACAACTTGATCGTGATGATACAGTGCTAAAGACATATATCTTTAGAAGTGCATGGCCAACAACAATTTCTGCAATCGAATTAACATCTGACACAGCAGATGCGATTGAAGAATTTGAAGTAACATGGAGATATCAACACTTTGAAGCTTCAGGCGTGAACTTCTAATTTAAACCTACTAAATAGAAGATACAGTAGGAGATATTATGGCACAACTTTTTGGGTTCCAAATTCAAAGAGCAACCAAAGAAGTAGAGGGTGGTGAAAAGACATTCACCACCCCTACTCCTGATGACGGCGCAATTGACGTTGCTGGCGGTGGTTTTTTATCGTCTGTACTCAACACAGACGGGCGTGAAAGGTCAGACATTGACCTTATTCGAAGATACAGAGATATTGCATTACAATCAGAGTGTGATGCCGCAGTTGAGGATATTGTAAACGAATCAATCGTAGCAAATACGAATGACGTTGCAGTACAAATCACACTAGACAATCTACCCTATCCAGAGAAGATTAAAAAAAGAATTCGTGACGAGTTCAACGAAATCCTTCGTCTATTAGATTTTAGTGTCAAGGGACACGATATCTTTAGACGGTGGTACGTTGACGGTCGCATCTACTATCACAAAGTTATTGACGTTAATAATCCTCGGCGTGGTATTACACAAATTCGTAATATCGACCCTATGAAGATTAAGAAGGTCAGAGAAGTAAAGAAGAACAAAGATCAGAAGACGCAAGTTGACATGATCGAAAAGGTAGAAGAATATTTTGTGTATAATGAAAAGGGATACTCAAGTGTCGGCGGTATGTCAAACTCAACATCACAGGGTATTCGTATTTCCAAGGATGCAATTTGTTATGTTCCTTCTGGTTTGATCGACAGTTCATCAGGACGGGTTCTTTCTTATCTACACAAAGCAATCAAACCTGTTAATCAGTTGCGTATGATTGAGGATGCGTTGGTCATTTATCGTATCTCTCGTGCGCCAGAACGTAGAATTTTCTATATTGACGTTGGTAATCTACCAAAGGTTAAAGCAGAACAGTATCTAAAAGACGTTATGAACCGTTATCGTAACAAGTTAGTGTACGATGCAAGCACAGGTGAGATTCGTGATGACCGCAACCACATGAGTATGTTGGAAGACTTTTGGCTTCCACGAAGAGAAGGTGGTAGAGGTACAGAGATTACCACACTTCCCGGCGGTTCTAATCTAGGAGAGATTGATGACATCGTATATTTCCAACGGAAACTATACCGTTCACTTAACGTGCCGATTTCAAGACTTGAAGCTGAAAACGGATTTAGTCTTGGACGAACCTCAGAAATTACTAGAGACGAACTTAAATTTACAAAATTCGTACAACGTATTCGTAAGAAGTTTACCCCCCTCTTCGTAGACCTATTAAAGACAAACCTTCTATTGAAGGGAGTAATTTCACCAGAAGACTGGCCAAATATGCAAGAGCATATTCAGTTTGACTTCCTAGAAGATGGTCACTTCGCAGAACTGAAAGAGGCAGAACTACTTAACGACAGAATTCAAACACTTGATAGCATTCAGTCATACATTGGAACATTCTTCTCAAAAGAGTATGTTCTCAAACGTGTATTGAACATGAATGATGCAGAAATCTCAGAGATGCGGGATCAGATTGCGAAAGAACGTGATATGGACCCATTAGAAGGTGGCGTCGATATTCCAGATGGTTCCGATGGTGTAACTCGTTATCCACAGGATGGTGCTGGTGGTATTATTGCACCAGACGAAATGCCTGATTACGAAGACCCAGAACAAGATGGTATTCCATCTGATGATGACGCATTTGGTGATGAAGGAGATGAACAATGAACACCACAAAAGATTTACTAAACGCAATTGTCTCAGGAAATAATATTGAGGCAGAAAGAATTTTTCAAGACGATATGGCAAATAGAGTGGGTGACAAACTAGAGATGCAACGCAGAGACGTTGCAAATAGTTTTGTCAAGTCACCTGTTGAATATGTTGATCAGGAAGTTGACGTAAATGAGGAAGATTGAGGACATCTACGAACAGACAGTTCTAGAGAAGGATGAACACCGTAAGTCTAAGGAGTATCGGAAACTTTCTCCTAAGATGAAGGACGCTGTTGACTCCATTTTCAGTGTTATGGATTCCAAACCTTCAGATTTCCTAAATAGTTTTGAAAAAACAATAAAAGACGTTTCAAAACGGTTCAAAGTGTCGGAAAAAGAACTAATGTCTTACTTTGAACGAGAAATGCTAAACATTTAAGGACTAAGATATGGCTTGGGCAACACAAATTCTATCGGATAAAGACTTTGAAGTGACAGTCAAAGCAACTTGTACCGCAGCAGAGACAGAAGCAACCATTCTTGATGCATCTGCACTGGATGGTCATGATTCAAGTCCTGCACTAGATATTGTGGGTGTTGCATGGTGTACAACTGGCGGAACACTACTTATTGAGTTTGATGCAGACACAGATGATACTGCACTTGCTCTTGTCGGAAATGGTAAGTTGGGTTTTGCAGATGGACTACCAACTCTTGCAATCAACCCAACATCAACTGGTTCCACTGGCGATATTCGTGCAACCTCTGCTGGTGCAACGACTCTAATTCTCAAGTTAAGAAAAGTCGCTGGTTACGATAACCTAGTATAAGGATATAACAATGGATGTACATACAAATATTGAAATTGAAAAGAGTGTTATTCGAAGCCAACATACTCAGAGAAATTTCAACTTGAACAAAAAGTTACCAAAGGAAGATATTGATACACTACTTCATGCTGTAACTAATTGTCCTAGTAAACAAAATCTTGCGTTTTATAAGGTACATTTTATACAGGATCGTGATCTTATTGAAGAAATTCATGAAAATACTTATGGATTTAATAATGGTAAAGATATCGAGTCAAATCCGCAAACCCTTGCTAATTTGTTGGTAATTTTTGAAGACTATAGTTATGAAGAGTTAGTTGATCAAGTAACAAAGAAAACAAGAGGACAGAAAGCAAAAGAATATCTGAAGAATGGCGAATGGTGTGAAGAAACTTATCAAGATATTATGCGTGATAAAAACATTGCACTAGGTATTGCTTCTGGTTATCTTAATCTTACTGCATCACTTCTGGGATATAGAACAGGGTGTTGTCAGTGTATGGACACAAAAGCAATCAGAGAGATTGCACTGTTAAGAGAAGAACCATCATTGTTGATGGGCGTAGGATTTCCTCAAGAGGGGGTAAATCGTCGTCGGCATCACATTAGGGATTTCACCTTTCCAGTTCAAAAGAAACAACCAATTAAGTATAGTGTATCAGATTAAGGATAAGAAAAATGTCTAACACGGTCAAATTGTTCTCAGAACAAGTAGAAGAAGTAGAATACATCTGCGAAGAAAAAGAAGACGGTAAGAAGAATTACAAGATTCGTGGTATCTTCATGCAATCGGACATCAAGAACCGAAATGGCCGTGTTTATCCAGAACAGGTACTTGCAAAGGAAGTTGCAAAGTACAACAAGAATTTCATCAAGGAGAATCGTGCCTTTGGTGAATTAGGTCACCCAGACGGACCAACTGTGAACCTTGAAAGAGTTTCACACATGATTACAAGTCTGGAACAAGACGGTAAGAACTTTATTGGTGAGGCAAAGATTATGTCCACACCAATGGGTGAAATCGTAAAGAATCTCATGGACGAGGGTGCTAAACTCGGCGTTTCCTCACGGGGCATGGGTAGTCTAGAACAAAAAGGTGGTGCAAACTACGTTCGTGACGACTTCTACCTCGCAACGGCCGCTGATATCGTTGCTGATCCATCCGCTCCTAATGCTTTCGTAGAAGGTATCATGGAAGGTAAGGAGTGGGTTTGGAACAACGGTGCTCTACTTGAAGCAGAATTGGTTGAGATGAAACGGGAATTTGATGCAAAACAGGCAAGACTTTCGGAAAATCGGAAGGCACTTGCCTTTGCAAAATTTCTACAAAGATTATAATTTATAAATAAATATTAGTAATTTTATTACTGCAAAAAGGAGGCATCCTATGTCAGAACTAGAACAAACAATTGAAGAGTTGGAGGCGGAAGTCCTTGCTGAGCTTGAAGAAGCGAATGAAAGCGACCCCCAGAAAAAGGGTGCCGTCCCAGCAGAAAAGGGCAAGAAGGTTGATGGTGAAGTCCAAGATGGTGGCGCACCTGTAGTCGATCCAGAAGCCAAGTCATCCCCAACAGATGTTGCAGCAAAAGGTGCAAAGGAAATTGGTGGTGATGCACAACAGAAAGGCGAGAAACCCGCCGAGCCTATGAAAAAGGTCAAAAAGGTTTCAGAAGATCACGAAAGTGATGAAGACGAGGTAATTGAAGAAGCCGCCGCCCCCCGTACAAAGATGGAAATGTTGAAGGCGATGTATGATAAAATGGAAACCATGAAGGCAAAAGACCTCAAAGCTTCATATGGGAAAATCATGTCCGCGATGCACCCAGATGAAGAAGATGATGAAGAAGATAAGGAAATGCAGGAAGAGATTAAGAAACTCGAAGCTGCAAAGATGGCCATTGAAGAGAAGATCAAGTCCATCAACGTCAAGGAAGACGTAGATGCACTTATGGAAGGTGAAGACCTTTCTGAAGACTTCAAGACAAAGGCATCCACAATCTTCGAAGCAGCCGTTAAGTCCAAGACCCGCGAAGAAATCGCCCGTCTATATCAGGCAACAGTCGATGAGTTCGACGCCAAGCTTGAAGAAGCAAAGGACGAAATGACTGACAAAATTGATACCTATCTTAACTACGTTGTTGAGGAATGGACAAAGGAAAATGAACTCGCAATCGAGCGTGGACTCAAGGGTGAAATCGCAGAAGACTTCATCTCTGGTCTTAAGCAACTTTTCGAGGATCATTACATTGACGTTCCTGACGAGAAGTATGACGTACTAGGTGCTCAGTCTGATAAGATTGCAGACCTAGAAGAGAAGGTAAATGAGGTTCTTGAACAGAATATCGCTCTTAAAGAAAAGAACGGTTCACTTGTTCGCGAACACGTTGTCGTTGAAGTCTCTGAAGACCTAACCGACACAGAAGTTGAAAAGTTCAAGTCACTTGTAGAGGATGTTGACTTCGTTGACGAAGACGCATTCCGTGCAAAACTCGACACTCTTAAGGAAAATTATTTCCCCAAGGTTCGTGAAGAAGTGATCACAGAACAAGTTATTGATAATGAAGTACATGACAGCGCAGCACAGGACATTAGTGTTAGTGACAGCATGGCTAAGTACATGACTGCAATCACAAAGACTAAGGCTCGCGCCAATAATTCATAATAAACCACTTAGATGTAATTAATTAATAAGGAGAAACAAATGTTTCAGACAGAACATCTACAAGAAAAGTGGCAGCCCGTCCTAGATCACTCTGATCTTCCAGAGATCAAAGATTCTTACAAGCGCGCTGTTACTACAATTATCCTAGAGAACCAAGAGAAGGCTCTCCGTGAGGACAAGGGTTTCCTCGCAGAAACCGCCCCTGTCAACAGCATGGGTGGTGGACAGATGGACACATGGGATCCAATTCTAATTTCCCTAGTTCGTCGCGCAATGCCAAACCTCATTGCTTATGATGTCTGCGGTGTTCAGCCAATGACAGGTCCAACTGGTCTAATCTTCGCAATGCGTTCTTCATTCACCTCTCAGGATGGTGCAGAAGCTCTCGTTGATGAAGCAATGCCAGACATCTCAAACCAGAACGCTGCTGGTACAATCGGTGGTGGCGACGTTGGTGCAACAGAAACTAACCCTGCTGTTCTTAACGACTCACCTTCCCCAGGCACATACACATCAGCAACTGGTATGACACGCTCACAGGCAGAAGCTCTTGGTGACAGTGGTGCAAATGCTTTCGGTGAGATGGCTTTCTCCATTGAGAAGTCAACCGTTACTGCTGTGTCCCGTGCTCTAAAGGCCGAGTACACAATGGAACTTGCACAAGACCTTAAGGCAATCCACGGTCTTGACGCCGAGACAGAACTTTCCAACATTCTCAGCACAGAAATTCTTGCTGAAATCAACCGTGAAGTCATCCGTTCACTATATGTGACCGCTGTCAAGGGTGCCGCAGTTAACACAACTACTGCTGGTATCTTCGACCTAGACACTGACTCAAACGGTCGTTGGTCAGTTGAGAAGTTCAAGGGTCTAATGTTCCAGATCGAACGTGATGCTAACGCAATTGGTCAGCAGACACGTCGCGGTAAGGGTAACACAATCATCTGTTCCGCAGACGTTGCTTCTGCCCTACAGATGGCTGGTGTTCTCGATTACACCCCTGCCCTCAACAACTCACTAAACGTTGATGACACTGCCAACACATTCGCTGGTACAATGAACGGTCGTTATAAGGTATATGTTGATCCATATTCTGCTAACGTTGCTGCTTCTCAGTACTACGTTGTTGGTTACAAGGGTACATCACCTTACGACGCTGGGTTCTTCTATTGCCCATATGTTCCACTACAGATGGTCCGCGCCGTTGGTGAGAGTTCCTTCCAGCCAAAGATTGGGTTCAAGACACGCTATGGAATGGCTGCTAACCCATTTGCTGCTGCTGGTGCCGTTGCTGCTGGTGATACCGTCAATACTGACGCTTCACTCGACGCAAACACCAACGCTTGGTATCGTCGCGTTAAAGTCACAAACCTTATGTAATAATAAGAAAAAGAAAGTTTGTGATCAAACTTGGGAGACACTCGAAAGGGTGTCTCCCTTTTTCTTATAAATACTTACATGGCAACAACAAGAACAATAGACAGACAACCTGAGAAGTTAGACTACCTAAGTCCAACTCAATTTAAGTTTAACATTCACCAACTTCCAAAGGTGGAGTTTTTCACTGTATCTGCGTCTATTCCATCTATCAGTATGGGTAATGCAGTTATGCCAACAAGACTCACAGACCTTCCAATGATGGGTGATAAGGTGACCTATGACCCCCTCACAATATCGTTTATATGTGATGAGTATCTAGAGAACTATCTGTCATTACATGAGTGGATTACCGCGATTGGTTTTCCAAAAAGCACAGACCAGTTCAAGAACTTTCGTGCATCAACATCTGCAACTCCATCTTCTACAAGAGGATCAAGTAGAGATATTGGTGATGTACAACCCGCAACTGCTGCAAGAGCAATGTTCTCTGATGCATCCTTGAGTATTCTATCAAACAAGAATAATCCGGTGGTTAATGTATTCTTTCGTGACCTCTACCCAACTTCACTAGACGCACTAGAGTTTACTCAGGCTGCAACTGACGTTGATTATATTGTTGTGAGTGCAACGTTCGCATACTCACTTTACGAGATTGAAAGTATATAAGGAAAAGGGATATGGCAAATTTTGGATATACCATGGCAGGGTTTGGTTCTGGCGGCGCAGTCCCGACAGCTAAAGTACATACAACAACACTTACAAGTTCATCTGATCAGGGTATTTGGGCAGTTGGTGGTGATTGGGTTTATGATGTTGGTGAAACTGATTCTGTAACTGCCGCAGATAATTGGTTGATGATGGTCGCACCATACAATACCAACCTTTATGCAACAACACCAATTTCTTATAATACTTCGACTCATACATTTACGGAACTTGCATCTGATTGGACAATGTATAATCTAGGGTCCACATCTCATTCTGGTTCTGGGATGCAGCTGCGACGAGAACAAGGTGTATGGGGTATGCGTTCTGCTGCTGGTGCTTTTACGGCAAGAATGTATTATACCGACCTTGCTGCCGACCTTGAGAGTTTTGATAACAATGTCAACGTATACACCGAAGTAGAAGTATATAACGGTGGTGTGCGAATAAATGATACGCAAGGTGTACATGGTTCAAACTCTAATCGCCAGAAATTTCTTATGGGGACGTACCAAGGCGGTGCAAGTACTACGGTATCAGCCATAACCTCTAACTCAACTGCACACTACCATGATGATATATCATCACCAGGCAGTTCTGGGAAGGCATATGCAAATGTCGGAACGACAAATGAGTTTATATACACAAATTATACTGACTCAAACACATTTACTGATGCAACGACACGAGTTGACATCAACCATATGTCTTGGACAGGTACGGCGGGCGGTGCAATAACAAAAACAGATAATGACAGTGCAGTAACTCTACCAACACATACTGGTAGTACTGCAAGACCTGTTTTACTGTCCACAACTTGGGGTAATGTTTTAATACATCTGGATACAGCAAATCCAGCTAACTCAGCAGTATTTCCAATTACATGGTCAGGTGGTACAGCAACCGTTGGCAGTTCAGTAGCTTTTGATGGTGGAACATCTATACCAGCGGGAGAATGTTTCCTTGTAGGGTTGGATGGCATGAGGAAGAGCCTCAACTTTTCAAAGTATACTTGCGGTCAAGATAGAAGTGGACAAAATCAGGATTTATATCGAACAGTAAGACTTTATACAAGTGGTTCAGATATTGCAATGGATACTATTACAATCGACTTTTCAAATTCAGATGGCAGCCATACTGTGACAAAAAAACGAGAAGCAATACATACATTTACCTCAACATCAGATACTACCGTCTACCCAGTGTTCATGGCAAACAATCGCGATCTCGGCATTTGGCATAAAGATACCGCTCAGTGGGCTTACATTGAAAATGCATTTTATTAAGGAGTAAATCATGGCTGAACCGTATGACTTTTTACTAGCAAAATACATTGAGATTGGCAAAGAAAATTTACCAAATCCAAACTTTACACCTGATAATTCAATTTTTGATGCAAGACAGGCTGCAATGGATAATTTTAGTGATACATACACGGAAGATGAATATAATACTGCAATGAATGAGGCATATGATTATATTCTTGAAAATTACAGTAATAATTTTGGGAGGGTTCCAGATTAGGAGTTTTTAGATTATGTATATGGGAACACGTTTGAATATAAATGGATTTTTTACAATTCCAGTGTTACAAAAAAAGATTGAAAATATGGAAGACTTTAATAAAAGCATCGTTGATAACATAGATGTTTTTATGAAAGAGAATGAAAATAAAAAACCAGTGAACTGGTCTTGTGAATTGTATGTATCAGGTATTCATGATAATTTGTTGAACAGGAAAGAGTTTAGAGAACTCAAGAAACCGATACTTGAAAATGCAAAAGTTCTCTGTGAACACATGGATTATGATTTAGAGAATTACAGGTTAAAGATTCGAGACTGTTGGTTAAATGCTTATGAAAAGGGAAATACTCAGGAGACTCATAATCATCCAGGCTCAGATATAAGCGGTATATATTACCCAACATCAAATGAGTTGGATGGTCCTTTAGTTTTCAAATCTCCAATTGCAGATGTGATGAAACAACCACCACTGAAAAAACTCAGTGCTCGTAATACTCCATACATTTATGTGAGAACTGAAACGAGTAATATGGTGATGTTTCCAAGTCATTTAATGCATGGGGTGATGCCGCAACAGGATGAAAATAAAAGAATCAGTATCGCTTTCAATATTGAACTTGTCAAAAAATAATTAATATAAATAAAAACGAGCAGATGCGATAAACTTTAACATTTATTAAATCTGAGACTTAATTTCTAGTGACACCTCGGCAAGCCTCACTAGGGTCAATATATACAAAGAGAGTATAATCAACTCTGCTCACTTTTTTTAATATGGGATAAACATGAATTTAGATGAATTGAAGCGTATTGCAAAAGAAGACCTTCCAGTTACAAATGATGAACACATTGATCAAGAATCCTACAAGAACCAAGTAATCAAACAGAAGTGGTTAGATTTTAAATCCGACTTCGAACTGATGCTCATCAAAGCACGGACAGACCACCAACAACTCTATCGTGAGAAGTGGGAGTACTATGGTGGTAAGGCAGATGCAAAGGTCTATGCTGCAAAACCCTTTGACATAAAGGTAATGAAAACTGACTTGCAAATGTATGTGCAGTCAGATGAGGATATTTTACGCCTACAGAACAAGATTGGATATTATGAAACCTGTGTGGATTACTGCAAGGGTATCATTAAGTCTATTGACAATCGTGGGTGGGACATTCGTAATGCAACTGATTGGAAGAAGTTTGAGGCTGGGATGGTATGATTTGGGGTTATCACACACTGTTTGATTGTAAGTCTGGCAACATCGAAAAGATTTCTAGTGAAGGAAATATTAGTTATTTTGTAGGAGAACTTATTTTTGAAATTAATATGAAAGCTTATGGACCTCTACTAATAGAACACTTTGCTGAACATGACCCAAAGATTGGTGGTTTTAGTTTTTGTCAGATGATTGAGACAAGTAATGTTACAGGACACTTTGTGGATGCGACAGGTGATTTCTACATTGATATCTTTAGTTGTAAAGAGTATAACGTTAATGTTGCACAGAGAGTGATATACGAATTCTTTGAACCCAAAGAAATCAAAAAGACATTTATCGAAAGAGGCGTTTGATGGACATTGAAAAATATATTATGGAATACTCGAATATGGTTTCCAAAGATTTGACTGATCAGATTATGGTCGCAAACCTAGATTACCAGAAATCAACATATGCAAATAAGACAGGTGAGGTGGACAATTCAGACGAACGAGTAAACATGGATGAGTTCTGGATTCGCAACACACACGAACTCTATGAACCTCTCAAGAAGTGTTTCGTGAATGCCATCAACATGTATATGACAGACCATCCATATTTCTCTGTTCAACATCTCACAGACTTTCGTATCAATAGATATTCAGAAGGTGGGTTCATGTCTAAACACTACGACAGCATTCATCACAGTCACGGACAACACTATGGATACCCACATGCAACAGTTCTGTTGTATCTGAATGATGACTACGAGGGTGGTAAGTTCACAGTTGCAACGAAAACTATGAAACCTAAGGCTAGGTCTGCCGTAGTGTTCCCATCAAACTTTATGTATCCACACGAAGCAGAAGTTGTCACTAAGGGAACACGTTGGAGTATTGTATCGTGGTTGATGTGAAAACATACAAGTGTTTTCCTACATCTATTCATGAAGTCAAAATGGATGTTGATAGATTTGACCAGAAGAATATGTTAATTCATATCAAGAATGGCAGTAAGGATGATGAGTTACACAACACTTCTTTTTTTCGTCCTCTTGCAGAAAAGATTCTGAAGACATCAAAGACCATTCTAACAAACAGTGGATACGAGTTTGAGGACGTAGAGATTACTAATATGTGGGGAAACCTTCTTTCAGAAGGAAACTCGCACCCACCCCACACGCACTCCAATAATGTTCTGTCTGGTGTCTATTATCTACAGAGTGGTGCTCCTATTCAGTTCTTCGACCCCAGACCATCTGCGACAATCTTCAAACCTAGAAATACGCCAGATTGGGACAACTCTGGTATGTTGCAGTTTAACTCTGTTGTAGACACTGCATTATTCTTTCCATCATGGCTTATGCATTGGGTTCCACCCACTCCAAATGAACGCATAAGTATTGCATGGAACATATTGGTCAGAGGACACTACGGTGAACCTCGAACACTACAAAATGCGTATATCTAAGAAGAATGAAGTATATCTACTACTGGAAGACATGTCTGAGTCCACAAGGCGTGAACTCACAGAATTCTTTACCTTTGAGGTGCCTGGTGCAAAGTTCATGCCCATGTATCGCAAACGTATTTGGGATGGTAAGATAAGATTATTCTCACCCGCAAATGGTGAGATATACGTTGGACTACTTGACTACATCACGAAGTATTGTGATGATAATAATGTATCATATGAGTTAGAAGAAGGAGTAAAAAATGAACGGAATGTTGTGGGTTCTGTGGCAAGAGGGTTTATCAAAAGTCTCAAGCCTAGGTCGCAAGGAAAATCCATCAAGGTGCGAGATTATCAGATTCAGGCTTTCTCTCATGCCGTGGGAAATGATCGTGCCCTTATTCTTAGTCCTACTGCTTCTGGTAAGTCACTTATAATCTATTCACTGGTTCGTTACTACCACATGGCAGGACTCAAGACGCTCATTCTTGTTCCTACAACCTCACTGGTAGAACAGATGTACAGTGACTTCGAAGACTATGGTTGGTCACCCGGCACATACTGTCAAAGAGTTTATCAGGGACATGATACAAAAGTTACAAAGGATGTGGTGATATCAACTTGGCAATCTCTATACAAGATGCCAAAGAAATACTTTGATGATTTCGGTTGTGTGATTGGTGACGAAGCACATTTATTCAAGGCAAAGTCACTCACAGGGATTATGAGTAAACTACATAGTTGTAAGCATCGTTTTGGTTTTACAGGGACACTTGATGGGACAGAGACTCATCGACTTGTATTGGAGGGATTGTTTGGTCCTGTAGAACGAGTTACGACAACAAAGGAGTTGATGGATAATAAGTCACTGGCAGACTTGAAAATAAAATGTCTGGTTCTCAAACATCCGAATATTCGTGAGAGAATGACATATGCAGATGAACTAAAGTATCTTGGCACATCTGAAATACGCAATGAGTTTATCAGTAATCTTCTTTTTCACATTCCAGGCAACACACTTTGTCTATTTCAGTTGGTAGAAAATCAAGGACAACTGTTATACGACAAAGTAATTGATGCCAGAGATAATGGTTTCTTTGACGATAGAATGAGAAAGATATTCTTTATCTATGGTAATACTAGTACTGAAGAAAGAGAGAATATTAGGGCAACTGTCGAAAATGAAAAAAACTCTATCACTATTGCGAGTTATGGGACTTTTAGTACTGGTGTTAATATTCGCAACATTAACAACATCGTGCTCGCCAGCCCATCTAAAAGTAAGATTAGAGTGCTCCAATCAATTGGACGTGGACTGCGTAAGGGGGACAATAAAGATTCCGTTTTGATTTTTGATATTGCTGACGATATGACATTTCGTAATCAACCCAACTTCACATTGAACCATTTTACAGAACGACTAAATATTTACAACAGTGAACAGTTCGATTATGAAATCAGCAAGGTAAAACTCAAATGAATGAACAAGGACTACAAGAAAAACTCGCAACAGGATATAAGATTGAAGACCCTGATGAGATGACTCCACGTTATCGTGATGTTTTGGTAAATACTATTCATATCGCCGCAGACCTAGAGGTTGTTACTCTACCAACTTATTTTCCTGCTATTAAAAACTCACCAACACTTGAAGACAAGATTGCAGTGTCTTCTGCCTGTCAGGATGAACTTGGACATGCACAGGTTATGTACAGACTGCTAGAAGACTTTGGATATGATACTCATGAGTTTTTATTTGAGCGTGACCCAGAGGAATGGCGTACATTCCAAATGTTAGAATTTCCTCATGAGGATTACATTGAAACTGTTGTGAGTATGTGTTACGGCGACAGGGCTGGTTATATCACAACTGTGGACCTAGAACAACATTGTAGTTATGCGCCACTTGCTCGTGGATTGCGTAAGGTAAACTTTGAAGAAACCTTTCATGTTGCACACGGAGAACGCTGGACAAAGTTCTTTTGGAATCAGAATGACGAAAGCAGACAAAGAGTACAGGAGTGCGTTGACTTTTATTTTCCTCTATGTGCTGCATGGTTTGGTTTGCCTGATGAACATAAAACAAGAACTGACCAACAGACTTATAGAATTCGTGGTGGAACGAATGACGAGATGCGGCAGATTTGGTTAAGTAGAGTTGTTCCATATAGTGAAGAAGTTGGAATTAAGATTCCAGCTCATTATGATGCAGAACTAGGCAAGTATGTTCTTGATTACGAAGCACCCATTCGATTGAATGAAGATACAAGAAAATGGGATTATGAAGATACAATGACTTGGGAAGAACAACTAAAGATTTGGAAGAAGGGAAGTAAACATAAAGTCCCCAGTATCACAGAAGTTCAAACAGAAACTTGGGGAAAAGAACTTTGGTAGGATACAATCAAATGTTAGATACAGAATATAAAATCGTAAAGTTAGTTAGTGGTGAGAATATCATCTGTGAAGTAACTGATCATGGCAAACATTATGAAATCTGTAATCCTTTGCTTATGAATGTGATTCCTCGTATGAGAAGAGAAGGAATGTCTGAATCCCTTGCATTGACAAGGTGGGTTCAACCCTTCACAGAACAAAAATATTTTGAGATTGAAAAATCAAAAATCATCCTCACTGCAAATGCATCCGTTGGATTATCAATCTATTATGAAAAGTGTTTGCAGGCTCATGACGAATGGATACATGAAGAGCCCACTCATGAGGAACTAGAAGAAATCGAAGAAGAAGATCATAATGAACTTCTAGAAGAACTAGATAATAGTGAAGATAAGGTATATCACTGAAGACTCAACATAGTCTATTATACAGATTTTTTCAGCATTGTCAAGTCACTTAGGGTACTTGACAAATAATAACTCATATGTTATTGTAGTGAAAGTTTTAGTTAAGGAGTAATTATGGCTAAACGTCAAAAGGGTGAACATTATGTAGATAATAAGGTGTTTCTCCAAGCAATGGTTGAATGGAAAGAGAAGTGTGCTCTTGCAGAAGAGGCAGGAGAAGACAGACCACCTGTTACGAATTATATCGGTGAGTGTTTTCTAAAGATTGCAACGCACCTTTCCTATCGTCCTAATTTTATCAATTATACTTACAAAGAAGAAATGATTTCAGATGGCATCGAAAACTGCTTACAATATGCTTCAAACTTCAATCCAGAAAAGTCAAAGAACCCTTTCGCATACTTCACGCAAATTATCTACTACGCCTTTTTGCGTAGAATTCAAAAAGAGAAAAAGCAAACCCACGTCAAAAACAAAATTGTTGAGGAAACAGACCATCAGTCATGGACCACGATGAGTTATGATGACAGGTCTTACAGTATTCCATATTCTTTTGCGATAGAAAATCTTCCTAATGAAGATGTCTACAAACCAAAGAATAAAAAGACAGAAGAAAAGAAGAAGTCAACAACAAAGAATGGTCTAGAGCGTTTCATGGATGAGGATGAAACAGATGCAGTTAGAGGATACGATTAATTGAAAATCGCACTTGTGACTGACACACATTTTGGTGCTCGTAATGATAACCAGAATGTGAATGATTACTTCTACAAATTTTACGATAACGTCTTTTTTCCAGAGTTGGAAAAGAGAGGTATCAAGACGTGTGTGCATCTTGGGGATGTAGTCGATAGACGTAAGTTTATCAGTTTTAAGATTGCCAATGATTTCCGTAATCGGTTCATCAATCGCTTTGCAGAGTTGGGTATCGACTTACATATTATTATTGGCAATCATGATACCTACTACAAGAATACAAACGAAGTAAACTCTATGGAAGAACTTGTCGGTAGAGACAGGTGCAACATCTACACAGGCCCAGAGGTTGTGGAGTTCGATGGTGTTCCTATTCAGTTCATTCCTTGGATCAATGCAAACAACTACGAAGAGTCTATGTCTGCACTGAGTAAGTCCCCAGCACAGATTGCAATGGGACATCTTGAGGTAAACGGATTTGAGATGCACAAAGGTCACTTTGCCGATGGTGCATACGATAGAGAACTGTTTCGTAGATTTGATATCGTGATGAGTGGTCACTTTCATCACAAGTCAGACGATGGACAAATCTATTATCTCGGCACACCATACGAAATTTACTGGAGCGATTTTGAAGACCCTAGAGGTTTTCATATCTTCGATACAGAGACGAGAGAGTTAGAACGTATCGTAAACCCATATCATCTATTTGAGAAGGTTTACTATGACGACACTACAACGGATTACACAGACTACGACATGTCCAAGTTCAAGGACATGTATGTAAAGGTGATTGTCGTAAACAAGAAAGACCTTTACCAGTTCGATAAGTTTGTAGACAAACTCCTACAGGCTGACGCACATGAGGTGAAGATTGTAGAGGACTTCTCTGAACTGGATGCAGAGAATGTATCAGATGACATTGTTGAGAATACAGAGGACACGATGACTCTGTTGGAGAAATATATAGATGAACTGGATGTTACTTTGAGTAAGGACAGACTTAAGAACACCATGCGTTCACTATATACTGAGGCACAGGACTTAGAACTTTGATTCATTTTAAATATGTACGTTGGCGAAACTTCCTATCCACAGGTAATAATTTTACAGAGATACAGTTAGACAGAAGTTCTACCACACTCATTATTGGAGAGAACGGTGCGGGTAAGTCTACTATTCTTGATGCTCTATGTTTCGGTTTGTTTGGTAAGCCTTTTCGTAATATCAATAAACCCCAACTACTTAACTCAATTAATAACGGTAATTGCGAAGTAGAGGTAGAGTTCAATATCGGTAAGAAAGAAATCAAGGTTGTTCGTGGTATCAAACCAAACAAGTTTGAGATTTACATCAATGGTAAGATGTACAATCAGGATGCGAATGCCCGTGATTACCAGAAGTATCTAGAACAGCAAATCTTAAAGTTGAACTACCAGAGTTTCACACAGGTTGTTATTCTCGGTTCTTCGACATTCATTCCCTTTATGCAGTTGAAGGCAAAACACCGCCGTGAGGTTGTTGAGGAAATCCTTGACATCCAAATCTTCTCGCTTATGAACCTGTTGGTCAAACAGAGAATGAAGACTATCTCTGAAGACATACGAGAGATGGACTACAACATCGAACTAAACAGAGAGAAGATTTCTCTACAGGAGAAGTATATCTCTGAGGTGAAACAGAATAAGGACAAGTTGATTGAAGAGAAGACACTTCTGATTTCAAGTAATGAGGAAGAAGTATTCAGTCGTAACTCTGAGAATGAGAAACTAAATCAACAGAAGGACAACTGGCTCACTGAGATTGCAGACAAGGATAAGATTGTCTCAACGATGAGTAAGTTAAACAATCTGAAGTCCACTCTTCGTGAGAAACACAAGTCACACTCTAGTGTGGTATCGTTCTTTGAGAACAACGAAGACTGTCCTACCTGTCAACAACACATTGACGAGGCGTTCAAGTCTGGTATGATTGAAGACAAGATGTTTGAGGTGGACAAGTTCTCTTCTGCATTGGAAGAACTTGAGGACAAGATTTCAGATGCAAAGAACCGACAGAGTGTTATCAATGATATTGTTGAGAAGATACGAGAGAACGAAGTACAGGTTGCAAAGAACAATCAATCTATCGTGCAACTAGAGAAGTTCAATGCCACACTATCTACAGAGGTTGCACAACTTGCAGATGAAGAACTGAGTAAGTCTGACTATGACAAGTTGAAACGTCTAAACAAAAAGATGAAGGGACTTGACGAACAGAGAAGTAAGTTGCGTGAAGACCAGACGTATTCTGATGCAGTTCGTAACATGCTACAGGATAGTGGTATCAAGACAAAGATTATCAAACAGTATCTTCCAGTAATGAACAAACTCATCAACACCTATCTAACGTCGATGGAATTCTATGTGAACTTCACACTGGACGAGAACTTCAACGAAACCATAAAGTCACGATATCGGGATGAGTTTACATATGCATCATTCTCCGAAGGTGAGAAGATGCGTATTGACCTTGCACTACTCTTTACTTGGAGAGCCGTTGCAAAGATGAAGAACAGTACGAACACGAACCTGTTGATACTTGATGAAATCTTCGATAGTTCTTTGGACGGTACAGGGACAGATGAGTTCCTAAAGATTCTAAACACACTTGGTGATGAGAACGTATTTGTGATTAGTCACAAACAGGATGCACTCGCAGACAAGTTCCGAAGCACCATTAAATTTGAGAAGATTAAAAACTTTAGTCATATTTCAAATGGGTAAACGTTCAGATTTTGAGAGAAAACCTAGAGACTTCTACCCCACACCATTTGCGGCGGTAGAACCTCTAATCGACCATTTACCAAAGGGGTTCACGTTTGCAGAACCTTGTGCTGGTGATGGACAATTATGCAGACATCTAGAACACTTTGGTGGTACTTGCATGTGGGCCAGTGATATCGAACCACAGTTACATGGTATCGCAAGAAACGATTACAGTGATATTGGTAACAAAGAACTATACGAGTCAGACTTCATTATTACAAATCCACCTTGGGACAGAAAACTACTGCACCCAATGATTGAGCATTTTGTGTCACTGAAGACTACATGGTTATTGTTTGACGCAGATTGGATGCACACCAAACAATCGTCTGAATATATAAAGTATTGTTCGAAGATTGTGAGTGTTGGACGAATCAAATGGTTTGGTAATATGACAGGCAAAGACAACTGTGCTTGGTATAGATTTGAAACAAATATGAATTACGCTACTATTTTTCATGGGAGAACATGATGGAACTACTACCAAATAATGACCCTTCATTGAGACAAAGACTACAGGTTTGCAGTGAAGACTTGGATAGACAGAAACTAAAGGATGATTTGATTGACTGCATGGAGAAGAACAACGGAGTTGGACTCTCTGCGAATCAGGTGGGTATTTCTGAACGTGCCTTCGTGATGTATTCGGATGTGAAGGAGAAGGAGATTATCGCCTGCTTCAATCCATTCATCACAGAGTATTCCAAGGAAACAATCAAGATGGATGAGGGTTGTTTGACTTGGCCTGGTGTCTGGTTACTCGTAGAACGACCAGAGGGTATCGTGTGTAGTTATGAGGATGAGACAGGAGAGCATGTGCAGTGTACGATGCATGGACTTGAGGCTCGTATCTTCCAACATGAATACGACCACATGGAAGGCACCAATTTCACTCGCCGTGTCAGTAGATTGAAACTCAATATGGCACAGAAGAGGTCAAAGAAGGTTAGGAAACGTGCGTCACGGATATCGTGATAGTAGTTGCAAAAATGTCACACATTTCATAAATAATACAAAAAACGCCTGAAAGGGCGTTTTTTCGTTTGACAGATTTAGTTCTATAGTGTACTATGTATATATGATGAGAAATAAGGAAAAAGACATGACGCTCGAAGAACTTATTGAAAAGGCGATTGCCGAAAACACTGACCCGTTTACCACGGATGCAGATATCCGTTTCTTTGAGACAGAAGAGTGGAATGCTAAAAAACTTCTTGACAATGTTGAGGGAATCGAGTAGAATATAAACATGATGAAAAAAGACACACTTGCAAAACTCCTCGCAGAAGAGGATATCTTCGTAGTTCACAAGCAGACTCCTACTGCTTACTTTGACGTGAAGCGTCGTGAACTTGGTCTTCCTATCTGGAAAGATGAGGAGATGACTAACAACATCTATGACCTGATGGTGTGCCATGAGATTGCTCACGCACTCTGGACGCCTCTGGAGATGATGGAAGAGGTTATCTCTCGCAATCTCAACAAGGGTGTTGTGAACATTCTTGAGGATGCTCGCATTGAGAAGATGGTCCAGAAGAAGTATCCCGGCTCTGTCGGTATCTTCAATCGTGGATACGCAGAACTCGGTGCGAAGAACTTCTTCGATGTCGAGGGTGAGGACATTTCTAAACTCACTGTCATTGACCGCATCAACCTGTTCTTCAAGAAGCAGAAGGGTGTGACGTTCTCTGATGAAGAGAAGGTGTTTGTCAAGAAGACCAACGAACTCGAAACCACTGAGGACGTTCTGACTCTCGCAGAAGAAATCTACAAGTGGATGGAAGAGCGTTCCACTGAGGAAGAAAACTCTGAGGGTGAGGATGGTTCTGCTGGTGACACTGGTGAGTCCTCTGAGGGAATGTCCTCTTCTTCTGAAGAAGGTGAGGGTGAAGGTAAGTCTGAAGAATCAAAAGGTGAAGGTGAAGAAGATGGTGACGGTAACAGCAATGCTCCTGTTGGTGACAACGGTGATGATGACTCCGAAACTGGTGCTGGTGAAACTGAAGTAAGTAACACTGAGGGTGGTGTCGAGTCTACTGGTGTGGGCGGTGTTCCCGTCAAGACTGACACAGACTCGAACAATGCGATTGACAAGTTGCGTGATGAGACTGCTCAGGATCGCATGTATGGTCGAATTGCTCCTGTTCCGGCAGACACCATTGTTTCCTTCAAGACCTGTCTTGAGGAACTTGGTGCGAACTATGATGGTTCTTCTAACGAACTCTTCTACTCCTCGACTCTTGATGAAGTAACTGAACTCAAGGCTGCTTCTAAAAAGACTGTCGGTTATATGGTAAAAGAATTTGAGATGAAGAAGTCTGCTGACCAGTATGCTCGTGCT